TTCAAATAAATTAATTTATGAATGTGCTGATGATTGGTGCAGTAAACAAGTTACTGCTAATGGTGTCATTGGTTATTTTAAGGCCTACTATAATAAATAATAGGTAATCATACTCTATTATATGTTTTGAAGGACAAGAAGGCAGCTAAAAAGTTATTGAAGAGGGCAAAGAAACATCCAAAATGGTATACAGAACAGGATGTTTACTATGCTAAAATGATTAAGAAAGAACTTAAACAGAATGAAAGTAACAAGGATTCAATCAACACCTGATGCAGAACAAACTATGGCATATATTGCCAGAGTTTCCAACCCTAATAATCAGGACAATGAAAAGTATGCAGGACTATTAAAGTATTGTATCAAACATAATCATTGGAGTGTGTTTGAACAGTCTTCACTAACCCTAGAGATTGAGACTACTCGTGCTATTGCTGCACAGATATTAAGACATAGAAGTTTTACATTTCAAGAGTTCTCTCAAAGGTATGCGGCTAGTACTGAACTTGGTAATATTCCTTTACCTGAACTCAGAAGACAAGATCTTAAGAACCGTCAGAATTCTACTGATGATTTAGATCCATTTATAGTACAGAAATTGCAGATGCAAATGCAGACTTTATTTGATTCTGCATCAGCACTTTACAATCAGATGTTGGAGGAAGGAGTTGCAAAGGAGTGTGCTAGGATGGTACTACCACTGGCGACCCCTACAAGGATCTACATGACGGGTTCTTGTCGTTCGTGGATACATTATATCAATCTACGTTCTGCACACGGTACACAGAAAGAACACATGCAAATTGCAGAAGCATGTAAGGAAGTATTTAAAGAAGAATATCCTACAGTCTCTGAGGCTTTAGGTTGGACTAAGAACCCTGTTCTTAATGAGATAGATAGATTGAATAGTGAAATTAAAAAACCCACTGAAGAACCTACTGAGGATTAATTATGCCAACATATCCAATCAAACATAGGGAGACTGGAGAGAAGAAAGAACTCTCCATGACAATGAAAGAGTATGATCAATGGAGAAAAGATAACCCAGAGTGGGATAAGGATTGGCAAGCAGGTGTTGCCGCTTGTCAAGAGGTTGGAGAGATGCGTTTCAAAGGAGAGGCAAATTCTAATGGATGGAATGAGATATTAGACAGAGCTTCTAAACAGCCTGGTGCTGCCGTTCGTAAAAACCGAGACTACAGTTAAGTATGCCACGCAAAAAGAAAACTATCGAACCCATCGGGGTTGGTTACACTTCTAAGCAGATGAAAAGAAAGAAACCTATCAACAATGATTTTCTAGTTGATATAACTCCTCTTACAAAAAATCAGGAGAAGTTCTTTGATGCTTATAGTAACGATAAAAATGTTTTTGGTTATGGATGTGCTGGTACAGGTAAGACATTCATTGCACTCTATCTTGCACTGAGGGATGTTCTATCAGACACTACACCATACAAGAAGGTTTATATCTTTAGGTCATTAGTATCTACAAGAGAGATTGGCTTCTTGCCTGGAGATCATGAAGATAAGTCTTTGTTATATCAGATACCATATAAGAATATGGTTAAGTATATGTTTGAGATGCCTACAGATGCAGACTTTGAAATGCTCTATGGAAATCTTAAGTCACAAGAGACAATATCTTTCTGGTCTACATCATTCTTGAGAGGTACTACATTTGATGATTCTATTCTTCTGATTGATGAGTGTCAGAACTTGAATTTTCATGAACTTGATAGTATAATAACAAGAGTAGGAGATAACTCTAAGATTATCTTCTGTGGTGACGCATCACAAACAGATTTAACTAAGACCAATGAGAAGAATGGCATCTTAGACTTCATGAAAATCATTCAACAAATGGAAAACCAATTTGCAATGATTGAATTTGGAGTGGATGATATTGTTCGATCAGGATTAGTTAGAGATTACATTATTACTAAATTAGCTTTGGGACTCTAATGCAAAGAACCTTTCATAATTACCTTGGTGAGATCGAATTAAAAAAGAAAGAGACCAGTGGGTGTAGACTGTACGAACTGCCCAGTGGTCAATGGGTTCCATCCATAACATCAGTAACTTCATTCTATAATAGAGAGAAATTTATAGCGTGGAGAAAAAAAATTGGAGACGAGAAGGCAAATAGAATAACAAAACGAGCTACAACAAGAGGTACGGATTTCCATGAAATCGCACAAGACTACCTTGAACAAAAGGAGCTTATATGGGAAGAACATTTACCCACTACAAGGTTCATGTTCCACCATGCCAAACCATTCCTTGATAAGATCAATAATATACATGCTATTGAGCGCACCCTGTATTCTGAGTTTTTTGGTATTGCGGGCCGTGTGGACTGTATTGGAGAGTATGATGGAGAGCTTGCAGTCATTGATTTTAAAACTTCAGAATACATTAAACCAGAGGCTTGGTTAGAGAATTATTTTGTTCAAGAAACTGCATACGCATGTATGTACTACGAGATGACTGGTATCCTAGTCAAGAAGTTAATTACTATTATGACAACTCCATCAGGAGAAGTCAAAGTATTTGACAAAAGGAATAAAGACGAGTATATTAGGCTCTTAGTCAAATATATTAAAAAATTTGTTAATAGTTTTACCAATGAATAAAGATCTGGACAAGGCACTAAAAGAAAAATTTCTGTGTCAAAATAAATTCACTCAAGACATAGAAGACCTTGTTAAAAATAATAAGAGTCTTAATTATATTGATGCGATAGTTCATTACTGTGATGAGAATAAAATAGAAGTTGATTCTGTTTCTAAATTGATAAGTAAACCATTGAAGGAAAAGATTAAAGCTCAAGCAATGGAATTGAATTTTTTAAAGAAAACTACACTTGCTAAATTGCCCTTGTAGTAATGGAAAATCTAAAAGCATCTGCATTTGTAGATCCATTTCCACATATGATTATTGAAAATTTTTATAATCCAGAGGAGTTGGAATTGATATGGGAAGAATTAGATTTCTATACTAAGCCAGGAAAACTTCTTACTGCAAAAGATTTTGGTGGAGTTGTAGGTAAGACTAATTCACGTGCAATATTTTTAGATAAATTATACAAAGGACAATATAGAACAGTATCTAATATTTTAACTGTTACTAGAAAAGTTTTTGATCTTGCTGTACTTGAAGCATTTTCTAACATACATGATTGTTGTGGATTAGCTCCTATAACAAATTACGATTGTACAAAGGTTAGATATTATCATGATGGTGAATATTATGAACCACATACTGATGCTCAGATGTTGTATTTAATATTTTCATATTTTAATAGAGAACCTAAGAAATTTGGTGGAGGGGAATTATTTTTTCCTAAGTATGATTATGAATTTCCTTGTAATAATAATTCAATAATAATACTTCCTGCATGGGTTGAACATGGAGTAAGAGAAGTAAAGATTGAAGACTCAGATTACTATGATGGTTGGGGTAGATATGCTATTACTCATTTTTTAAAATGTATACATCGTGATGAAAACAAAAGTAAAAGTGACTCCGTTTGAATGTTATAAAACTTATATTGCCATGAAGCAACACTTCACTAAGGAGAAGTATGATTATGTGAAGTATGGTGGTAAGTCTAGAGCATCTGTTGTTTCATTCAACAAAAGAAAGGATAGATATTTCTTTGAACGTATGAGTAGAAAGAAAAGTGATGATGAGATCACTCAGTATTTCATTTCTAATTTTATTTCAAGTGAAGATCCCACTAAAGTATGGATAGGAGAAATTATTCAAAATGGAGAAACCAACTTCAAAGAATGGCAAAAAAGAAACCAATCACTCACTTACATATTCTCAGATGAAATTGAGAGAGTCTTTTCGGGAGGTGATTTCGATAGCTACTTCATTAATAAAGGACAACATCCAAAAATCCTCAAAGAATACTTAAAGAAAAATATCTCAATAGAGACTCTTGTTATTCTTGATATGATACTAGGGTTTGGTAAAGAATTTGATAAAAAACTAGTAGATCCTATTTGGAGTACGGTTTCCTTGAAGATGAAAAAGTATAGATCGTTCCTAAATATTAGTGTGCCTCGTTATAAAAAAATACTGAAAGAGAAAGTCCTATGAGTTTCTTAAAAAGCCCACAAGTTCGTGCGGGTCTTGTAGAGATTAATGAACTACAAGAAAAAATAATGACAGATGCGATGAAATTTCCAGACCTTAGTTTGGATGATCAATACGAACATATAGAAGACCTTGAGGATCTTTTAGAGAAACAACGTTTAATGTATATTAGAATTTCTCTCTCAGATGATCCTGAGGCAAAGGAGATGAAGAAAAATATTCTTGGGTCTATTGACCTAATGGGTCTTAAACAACCACAAGATCCAGATGAATTATTTAAGATGATGCATCAGACTATTGTTCAACTCCGTAAACTGGTCGAGCAGAGGCTTGACAAGTGATAACCTATTTGTTATAATACTTTTGTTGCAGCGGCGGTTGCAACAGGGAGTGACTGAATAAACTTTCTGGCATATAGCTGGTTAAGGTGACGAGACACAGGTGGTGCTGCTACTCGCAAGAGTAGAATCGACTTACCAGTCGGGTCTCAGGCAAGGATGTAAAATTTACTACTGTAGTAATGCCCGTTCTTTGTTGGTAATACAGAAATCCAACCTCCCACCCCTAATCTAAAAAAATCTAAAAAAATCCTATGTCTTTTTCAGACTTAAAGAAACAGTCTAAACTTGGCTCTTTAACATCTAAATTGGTTAAAGAAGTCGAAAAAATGAATACTGCATCTGGTGGTGATGATCGCCTTTGGAAACCAGAAGTTGATAAATCTGGTAATGGTTATGCAGTTGTTCGATTCCTTCCAGCACCTAATGGGGAAGATATTCCTTGGGTGAAAATGTATTCTCATGCATTTCAAGGCCCTGGCGGTTGGTACATGGAAAATTCGTTAACTACGTTGGGATCAAAAGATCCAGTATCTGAACATAATTCTCGTCTATGGAACTCTGGTGTTGATTCGGATAAAGAAGTAGCCCGTAAACAGAAACGTAAGTTATCATATTATGCTAACATTTATGTTGTAAAAGATCCAGCTAATCCTTCTAATGAAGGTCGTGTATTCCTTTACAAGTTTGGTAAGAAAATATTTGATAAACTTCAGGAAGCAATGCAACCTGAATTTGAGGATGAGACTCCAGTAAATCCTTTTGATTTCTGGCAAGGTGCCGACTTTAAAATTAAAATCAAAAAGGTTGCAGGATTCTGGAACTATGATAGTTCTGAGTTTGCTTCTCCAGCACCACTTTTAGATGATGATGCTGCATTAGAAGCCCTTTGGGAGAAAGAGTATTCTCTTCAAGAACTAGTTTCTACTAGTCAGTTTAAATCTTATGATGATTTGAAGACTCGTCTTGATTATGTACTTGGTACTAAGAGAAGTGCTCCTGTAATAGAAGAGGAAGATACTAATCGTGGTCAAGTAGAAGATCTTGGTGAAAGTCGTGCCCCAGCCCGTGCTCCTGTTGCTGTTGCAACTCGTAGTGATGAGGATGAGGATGATGCACTAAGTTACTTCCAACAACTCGCTGAATCTTAAGCCATATTATTTCGGCTTTTAATTCCAAAAAAGCGCTAAAAAAATCCCCTGGTCATTTTCGTGGCCAGGGGTTTTTTTATTTTAATCTAATATTCTCTGTTTTCTTTAACTTCTTATCAACGTACTGGGAAGACTTATCATACTTCATAATCCTCTCAAAGTCTTTCATGAACAATGAAAGCATATTTCGTCTTAATACATTAATATTTCGTTTTTTGTCATTTTTCTTTATTTCATATTCAAGGAAACTAACCGATCTAAGTGGTCTACCACCTATAGTACTATCAGTATTTCTTATTTGAAGACCATCAAAATATTCTAGAGACCAATCTTCATCTACAACTTTACCAGCAGGAACGATAAGTCTGCCTTTTCCGTCTTTAAGTTGTAAAGTCTCATAATGGTGAATATCAATTAATTGTTGTGGAGTGTATTTGTCCTCAAGGTATATATTTAAGTCATATTGAGTCATAGGCCATTCATTCTTAATATC